CATAATTAATTCCGTTATTTGAAAGGAAACCTACATTGACTAATGATTCAGATTTTTCATATAGAAAATTGATTTTTTTATAAGTTTTAACCCTTGTTAAATTTGTAGTATCTGTTTTAATGTATTCTGTCAAATCAATTATATCTCCTAAATTATAATAATTTTCTAAAGTATCTATTGTGTAATTTACTCCATCGCTTGAAAAACAAGTAAGGTTAAACATTTTTAAAACACCAGCGAAAAAGTCCTCAATTTTAATTTCTGGAAAATAATCTTTTATAGATAATTTAGCAGTTACCGTTGTTTGAGTTGTGTTTTTTAAAGCATCATCAGAAACTACATACGGTCCTGATTCAGGGTCCTCAAATTGAGTTTCTAAAAGTAAATAAGCATCAAATGTAACAGGTTCATTTGCTACAATGCAAACACTATAAATATCAGTAGTATTAAAATTATTTGCTAAATAAATTTTACCTGTATCTGCAACAGTTGTAGAAGATTGTCTTAATATTTCTATTCCATTTTTATAAGTAACAAGACTATATTGCAAACCTACAATCGTAAAAGACAAATTAATGAAAGCAAACTGACCAACAAAATCATCCGCAGTTAAAACTTCATTTGGTATAGTTGAACGCCAAGTATCATTGGTTAAATTAATATCAAAATAATTAGCTTCAGTTTTAGTGTCCCAAGTTATTAAGTTAGGTGAACTTTTTAAAGTAAAACTATCTGCATTTTTTAAATATAAATAAGCATTTGTAAACCTTGCGTCTGTTAAAAAGGCACTTGGATTTTCAGTAGTTCCTTGTAAATTAAGATTAAATTTATCTTCAATCATATTGAAAATTGTTTTTAATCTTACTGCAGGAAATAACTCATTGTATCTTATGGGATATAATGTATTGCTTATGTTATTTGTTGGGTCTGTCGTACTATCATAATTCCAATATCTATTCGAACTAATTAACGGAAACATTACATCCGCACTTGTTGTAGTTGTTAATACTTTTTCTTTTACAATATCAGCAGTATATGAAATATCATAATCAATAGTATTTAAATCTTTTAAAAATAATCCTGCAAATTTATCTTTTAAGTTTCCTAAGTTACCGATAAAAGTAATTGAGTAGCTTTGTGCTTGACCGTTTTTAATATCGCAATTTTCTAACTGAATTTTACCTACTCTAAAAGGTATCGTGTCAAGTTCAATATATGCATCTGCTTTTACTAATGTGCTAAATGAATTATCTAAACTATTTTCGTACCAATGTTTGAAAATCTTATTATTGTTTTTAGTAGCTGGAACTGTAAATGTTTGGCTAAAATCTGTATATGTTTTAGATATATCATTTATATTTTGAATAGAACTCGTTACGCTTATTTTTTCGTCAGCAAATAATTCAATTCTTTTAGCTTGAATTGTTTCGCCTAAAGAACCACCTAAGTTTTGTAATTCAGTTAGTAAACAATTACCAGACTCAAAAGTTCCACTATCAGCTTGAACTCTGCTTATAAAATTATCTACAAACAAACTTGACAAATCAGCAATGCTATCTGTGTAAATATAAATTCCAACATTTACCATTTTATACTATGTTATTTATTAAGTCAAAAGCATATTCAAAGTCCAATTCAAAGTTTATCATTTTATCTTTTAATTGTGTTTTAAAAGTATGTGTTTGTGTTTTAACTTTTACGGGTTTATTATCCAATAATACAGTTTCACTTAATAACAAATCAGTTATTAACTCATTATAATTCTCATCTACCCAACCCGTATTTAATTTAACAGTTTGTGTTCCGTTTATATTAAAAACCTTGCTTTGCCCTTTATTTACATTATAATCAATTGCATCAGGTAGTAAGTTATATTCAGAACCTTTTACGTTTATAGCATTTGTTTGAGCCTTGAAAAAAGTAATAGTTTGCCATCCACCATATCTATTTATAAAATCACAAAGTACAGGAGTATATTTACATTCTTCTATTGGATATGTATAAAACGATTGAACTATAGCACTTCCTGTAGCAGGTGTGTATGTGATTGTTACCTTACAACCGTTAATAAGATTGCCATCTGCTTTTACAGGTGTAATAGGTTGAGCGAAATTAAAAATTCCACTAAAACCAACTGCTAAATTATTAGTAAATGAATAAACAGAACCGTCTATCCTTTCGTATTTTACATCTATTGTGGTTGTATTTGTAGTTGGCTTATCTACTAATAAATTAAAATATTGAGTTAATGTATTAGGATAAGTGGGTGCTTTATAGTAATAATTATTGATATTTGGATTTGATAATAATAATAATTTTACTTCGCTTGGGTTTTGTATTCCGTCTGTATAATTAGTGAAACCATTTACACCCACATAGTCTATCGTGTCTAAAAGTGTATATGTAGTCCCTACTAATTTATATCTTTTAACTTGGAAAAAACACCATTCATCATTCTGCTCAAGCTCACCATAAAATGGAACATAAGTAGCTTTTATATTATCTATATATTCTTTTACATAATTAGAAACATTATAAACTGTACTTAATTGTGTTGTACTTGGATTTGATTTTGATAATGTATAGGTTGGGGTTGCAGGAACTGAATCGCCATAATTATAAATAAATAATTCAACTTTACTACCTATTGCACCAGCTTCATTTACTTCAATTACAAATGGACTTCTTACTTTTACTACTTTCATACTGTATGATATTTTGTTTCAATCAATTCTTCGTCAATATATATTTCCTCTTTACAACCCCATAAAATTATGTATTGACTTGAATCAATTACATTTTCACTTTCTATTGTAAAAGTTGGAATTGTATCTTCGCCTTTATAAATTTTTACTATATTCATTTTATATCTTTTAAATTATAATCTACCATTGTTTCTATATCTTGTCCAAATGCTTTCATTAAATCTACATCAATATATTTCTTATATCCTGCTTCAAATGGTTTTGTAAAAAACAAACTTGGTTTAATTCCTTTGTGAAATATTGAACGAGTAATTAAATAAGCAGTTGATTCGTAACTTAAAAACCTACCTTTACTTCCTTCTTCTTTACTCCTGAATTGAAAACCTTTTTGTTTAACCCATTTTTTAATTCCTTGTGTTAAACCACCATTACCTTTTCCTTTACCACTACCAAACTTATAAGGACTATCAGGTGCTTTTGTTGAACTTGTTTTACCTTTAACTCCTAAATCTACAAACGTACCATAATTAGCCATTGTAAATCCTACAATAGTAAATCCATCTTCAGAAACTACTTCGCCTTTAATACTATTTGCTAATGCACTTGTATTGTTATGACCTGTTCTTTTAAGATTATCTTTTGATTCTCTAATAACATAGTCACGAAACATTTCAATAGTCTTATTTACTTTTTCAAGTTTTAACATATAGTCATTGGATTTTGTATTGCAATGTCAAATGTATATGTAACTCCTGCTATTTTATTTTCAAATCTTTCAGTAAAGAATTCTATTGATGCAGAACCATTTACTAATTCATAATCATTACTTAACGAACCTCTATTTAATATTTCTAAGAATCTATTTGCAACTGCTAATTGCGTGTTTAATACATCTTGTTCATTGTCATTGCCTATAAATATATCAGTTGTTAAATCTTTAGATTCATCTACAATATCCATACTTAAAATAGATATATTATAATTCAAAACAGCACCTTGATATGATACTGAATTTACAATGATATGACTTAAAGGGAATATAGTTTGCTTGTTTAAATCAACTTTAAATATATCGCCAGTAGTTACTGTATTGACAAACAAATCTTCTTGTAGTTTGTTTTTTATTGCTTGTGTTATTTCGTAAAATGTACTCATTATCTTTTTTTAATTAAGTCTGATTCTATTTGATTCTTTTGTTTCTCAAATGTTAAATATGTCAAACATTGGTTAATTGGTAATTCGGTAACTCTATCAAATTGGATAACGTTTCCTTGAGCAAGAGCATAGATTGAACTATACCATCCCCATCGTTTTCCAAATTGTGCTGATGCAGAATAGTCTGAATCTCCTTGTTGTTCTCCAAATAAGTCATCGTACTTTTCAATAGTTCGTTGCCTAAAGTGTAAAAAAAAACATTAGCACCAAATACAACATCTAAAGGTGCGTGTTTCATTACATCTGAATATGTTATTGAACCATTATACTTTTCAATCTCATACGTGCCATTTAAGCCATTCTTTTTAATTGGTCTATATAATACTGCCATTGCCTTATGCATCTGTTCCCAATCATTTATATACGTGTCTAAGTCTGTATATTCTCCAAAGGTCATATCATCTAAATTAGGAATGAAACCAAATTCAACTCCACCCATTTTAAATTTATTTATAAACTTATGGTTTTTAACATCAAACATTTTTCCTAAAGAATTTGTAATTTCAACTACATCTTTATATCTTATTTCAGCTACTTCTTTTAAATCTATTCCACAAAATGTTTGTACCATTTTCTGATGTAAGAACTCACTATCTTCATTGTCTTTAGCTATCTTTAAAAACGCTTGATATTGTGCTAACTTAATTTCTTTTAATTCTGTAGGTATGCTAATTTCTAACTTCATATTATTGTTTTTTATAATAATAAAATAAAGTTGTAATTGTATTAAACAAAAAAAAGACCTACATTTCTGTAAGTCTAATTTCCACTTTAATTAACCAAATTAAATTAATCTTCTATTTCGTGTATTGCTAAATCTATTATATCATTCATTTGTTTTGTAGATAGTATTTGATATACATCAACACCTTCTATTAATATTTCTACATCTTCAATACAACTACCTGTATAATCATAGTCATCACCTTTTATATAGAACCCTTTAACTTCAAATTCTATACCACAATAATTTACTGCTACTTTAATTGTTTTCATATTTTTTGTTTTTAATTATATACAAATATAACTATTATGTTTTAAATAAAATACATTTAACAAATATTTAACTATTCAAATAAGCTGATGCTATTAAATACATTTGTTGCATCTTTTTAATTTCACCTACATTTCTTGGTAGGTTAATCATTACTTCTACATTCTTAACGTGATGTAAATAACATTGTATTGTTGCAATCATTTGTCCGTATGTCATAATTAATATATAAAATAGTTTCCTTTATTTGGGTTCTCTAATTGGCTGATAATAGCATAACGCATAGCATCTATTGCGTGGTTATAAGAATCAATAGGCTTGTTCATTTTAACTCCTGTTTTATCTACCATCCAAATGTAGTTTCTTAATTCATTAATTAAGTTCTTACTTCTTGATGTAACGTAAACTTTGTTTTGATTGATTAAATTAATACCATATAAGATTGAATCTTTACCTTTTGATACTGGTAATATATTGTGACCGTATGTATTTAGTTCTGCTATTGATTTTGGCTCAGCACTATCAGCATATACTATATCATTTACTTCATTTGCTTTTAATAGATTAGATATATCGTTGTTTAATAAACCTTTCTTATAAATCAATTCGTCAAATATGTAAGCATCGTTATATTTATACATAGCCACTAATGATGTTGGGTCATTTGAGTAACCAAAATCCATTCCATAACATAATATCCTTGCATCTGTAGGCATATCTATTTCATTCCAATCAGTTATACATACTCCTTCTAAAGAACCTGTTTGTCCAAGTCCATATACTTGCCACCAATTTGCCCAATATGTAGATGTTAATGCTTTAATCTTTGCCGATTCTATTTCTTTTATTATAGTATCTGATAATGCTTCATTATCTAAATACGTTAATGTTATAAAGTCTATATTATCTTGTGTTAGTATTTCTTTGTCTACCCAAAAAGAAGATGCAGGGTTATAATCTAACCATATATCACCTGATGTTCTAATAGCCATTTGATAATAACTATCAAAGTCAATATTATTACACTCATTAACATAAAGAATATTTCTTCTTGCACCTCTTAATTTGTCAGGTTGGTCAACACTAAAGAATTCAATATAACTTCCATTTGCAAATGTGTACTTTAAAGTACTCTTATTAAAGTTAGCATCAGTATATCTACCCAACGCCATTATAATCTTTAAGAAGTCTTTTAATGCACCTCTACGCAAGTGCGGTATTGATTCTGATACTACACTTATTTCAAGCATAGGTTCTTTTATTGCTTTGTCAATTAACAAAGGTAGAATACCAAAAGTTTTACCTGCTGATGTTCCACCTCTAATAACTTTAATACGTTGCTTTAAACGCAATAACTTTTTAATTGCAGTAGTTACTATAAATTCCATATAATAGTGTCTTAAACTAAGTCTAAATCATCTATATTAAATATAGGTTGCTCATTCGTTACAGTTATGTCTTTAGTTTCTCTTGGCTTACCTGCATAATAGTTGTAGAATAATTGTGTGAATTTAAAATCACCGTTCTCTAATCCCTTTTCTAATGCCATAAACGCTAAGGGTTCTAATGCAGATAATTTTTCAATCAGTTTAACTTCTTCTGATTTTGATTTACGTCCAGCATTTTCTCTTTTACCACCGTAATTAGTTTTATTTTCCATCTTGAAATAATTTGATTATTCAATTTAAAAATAAACATTTTTGTTTATTGTTTATATCAGTTCATCAATTTCTATATTATGATGCTGCAATAGTTCGTATATTTTATCAAAGACTATTTCTATACCATCTTGTTGAAACTGTGATGTAATAGAATCGTTTAGTTGATTGATTAAACCTTTTCTTGTGTTATATACCAATTCAAAAATAAAGTTCGCCATATCCATTGCTTTAACTGTAGCGAGGTATTCTGTATTATCTTCAGGTAGATTAAATTCTAATATTGCTTTCATTTTGTTTCTTGTTTAGGTTTACATTTTTCACAATACAAATCCTTTGTTGCAGGACCTGTAGATATAATAGTTCTACATATATTGCAAAGCATAGCCCCTCTGCCGTTATTAAATTTGTGAATTGGCTTCATTTTCTTTTTCTTTTAAAAATTTTCTTGCATCTCCTATTGTATATATTCCTTGAGCTGAATTATCTAAAGGAAATATTCTAGTATCATCAGATAATCTGCTTGATAATGGATTTAACCATCTGCTATAACCTCCTCTAAAAAATACTTTTTCAAAGAATGAAGTATCTATATAGTCATACAATTCGTTATCTTCATCTACTAATTTACTTAATTCTACCTGCCGTTGAGGTATTCCAAATGTTGTACTCATAATTCTTCTTTTTTAATTGTTTCTTTTTTAGGTTCTTCAGGTCCACAATCACAATAATTTGTATGACCGCAATAACATTTAGTTTTAATTTCCCAATAATAATCACATTCTAATCCATCGTTAGGTGGTTTACAGAAATACGATTGTCTATATTTACTTGGTTCTGCTTTATATCTGTAACACGTTGAACTTAATTCGCAATTGTTACCACTACACATTGTTATATCTGGCATCTTATT